AGGTGCCGGCCAATGCCGATCTGGAGATCGCCAAGCGCTCGGCATTCATCGCCGGCAATATGAGAGGCGCATTTACGCCACTGCCGATCCCGGAGCAGGCAAAGGTCAAGCCGCTGCCGGTCCCGCAGCTCGAGGGCACCCTTCCTAGAATGCCCCAGGTGCAAGCGCCCGCCCAGGCGGCAGCGCCCCAGCTGCGCCCGGCCGAGGCGACGCTGAGGGGCAGCGGCGAGGTGCGTGTGATCCTGACTCAGGAAGGCCGGATCAAGGATATTCAGGCCAAATCGGACGGCCATGTACGGCTCAATGTCGGCCTGGATCGGACGGGGGATCGCATGTTCCAGCCGGCGCCGGTGGTGAGGGGGGCAGCCTAGGTGGGGGAGATGAACGGCCGCAACTGGCCCGCCACCGTAGCCCAGCCCTCGTTCCGCGGCGTCCCGTTCGAGGTCGATACCGACGGCAGCCAGTCTGGCCGGCGCGTAGTCACCCACGAGTACATGGCGCGCGAGTTCTGGGACAACGAGGATCTCGGCATATGCAAGCCGACGATCAACGTCACCGGCTATGTCTATGGGGATGATGCCGACAAGCAGGTCGAGAAGCTGAAGCGGGCGCTCCTCAGCCCCGGTCCCGGCACGCTCGTCCTGCCGGCCCGCCCGATCGTGCAGGCGCGGTGCCTGTCGTTCAACTCGACATGGGCTGCAAACGCGATGGGCGCCTTCGCCATCCAGATGCAGTTCATCGCCGAGGCCGACCAGCCCGGTGGCTTCATCTCGTCGACGATGCTGGCGATCGCCGTCAGCGAGGGAGTCAAGTCGGCCGCGGGCAACATCGCGGAGATGTTTCGCAGCACGTTCCAGACGCTGAAGCGCAGCCTGGGATCCGCGCCTGTCATCGTGCCTGCCCTGGCGCGCGATGCCGCGGTGCAGGCGATCGTCAAGGCCAGCCGCGACCTCGATGCGGCGAGCAAGCAAATTAGCGGCGCCAAGGGCATCTCCGCGGCCAATCTCGAATATACCGCGAAAGAGATCCGGCGCCGGGCCACCGAGTTCGTCAGCTCCGGCGCCCAGGGCTCGCGCATCGGCGACGTGACCTATGCCTCCAATGAAGAGGCGTTCGTGACCTCATTCCCGGACGTCTGGAACAAGGCCTTGACCACGATGGCAAGCTGCCAGGGCAACCCCAGCGATGTCGCCACGGCTTTCGCCGGACTGACTCAGTTCGAAGGGCCGCCACTGCCGATGAACCTCGACACGCTGTCGGTGCGCGCGGAGCAGGCCCTGACCCAGGACGTGCAGGAATACGTGCAGCGTTCGGCACTACTCTATTGGACCCAAACCCTGACGAGGGTTCCGTTCGGCTCGGCCAACGACGCGCTCGAGCTGCGTGCAACGCTCACCAGCACGTTCCGCAAGATCGTCGACCAGATCACCGACACGGCTCTGGCCGAGCAGTTGACCAAGGTCCGCAATAGCGGCCTCAGCTATCTAAGCTCCGTTAGCCAGCAGAGGCCGGCCGAGGTGACGGTCGAGCTCGACCGGGTGCTGCCGGCTTCGCTGATCTCCTATTGGCTCTATGGCGACGCATCGCGCGATATCGAGCTGGTCCGGCGCAACAATGCTGGCCGCCCGCTCTTCATGCCCACGACCATTCTGGCCGCCTCCCCGCGCAGCCGATGAGCTATGAGGTCATAACCGTCGTCGCCAATGCCCAGTCCTACGAGGGCTGGGAAAGCTTCGAATGCACCTACGGCATCGATCAGGCTGCTCGCAGCTTCACGCTGCGCGTCTCGGAGGCCACGGCGCCGACGCGCCCACCCTTCCAGCGCTTCCCGCTGCTCCCCAACACCGAGGCGAGCGTCTTCAGCAACGGGGAGCTGGTGGTCGCCGGCTACGTCGACGAATACAGGCCATCCTACAGCGGCGACAGCCACGAGATCACCATCATCGGCCGTGGCAGCGGAGCCGACTATGTCGACTGCTCGGTTTTCCATCCGACCGGGCGTTTTGAGAACATGACCGTGCTGGAGATCGCAAGGGAGCTGGACAAGTTCAACATCGGGATCCATTCCGACGTCGATGTCGGGGAGCCGATTCCGTGGTTCCAGACCCGATATGGCTCTACGCCCTGGGCGGAGATGATGCGCATCCTCCCCGAGATGGCCTTGACCATGATGGGCATGCCCGACGGGTCGATCCTGCTGACGCGCGCGGCGTCAAAGCGTCACCAGGGCGATCTGGTCGAGGGTCAGAACATTGAGGAGGCATCGGCGACGCTCTCGGCTTGGGATCGGTTCAGCTATTACGCTGTCGGGGGCCAGTCGTCCTGGGGGACGGACGCGGACCGGACGGAGCCGCTGGGCTACCAGGTCGATAGTGCCGTCAGGCGCTTTCGCCCCGTCATGCGCATCGCGGCGGCCGAGACGGATCCAAAGCGGGCCAGGCGCCTGGCTGCATGGCATTCCGCTCGAGCCGCCGGCAACTCGATCACGGCGACCGTCACGGTGCCGGGCTTCCGGGACAAAACCGGAGCAATCTGGATGGCCTCCCAGCGCGTCTACACCTATGCGCCCTCGCTCCAGATCGATCAGGACATGGTGATCAAGTCCGTGCGCCTGACGCAAAGCGAGGCCGGCACGCGGAGTAGCCTGGAGCTTGTGGATCCGCAGGCGTTCGGGGGCGACCCGTCGGCAGTGAAGAACAGTGGCAGCGGTTACCTCTTGGACCTTCCCGACATTTTCCTTGGGCCCGTCAACATCAGCAGCAAGGGCGCTCGATGAACCCGACGGACAACATGATCATCCGCGGCCGCATCGTCGACACACGCGACGACGGAAAGCAACAGGCTGTCCAAGTCAAAGGCCGCGCCAACGAGACTTATGGGGACCGTGGCCAATACATCCTTCGTATCCAGGCACACGGCTTCAACGGTCATGCTCCCAAAGGCTCTCTCGGCATGATCCTCTGTATGGGGGGTAACAACGACCAGGCGATGATGCTCGACGGCGAGCACCCGGACCATCGCCCGACAAGCCTCGAGGAGGGCGCATCGCGGCAGTATGACACGAACGGCAACTACCATGAGATGAACTCGACGCAGCAGCACATCGTCGCGTCGAAGGACCTCATCGTGGAAGTCGCCAGCAACCAGACCGAGACGGTGCAAGGCACCGCAACCGAGACGGTCAACGGTGCGAGCAAAACGATCAATGTCCAGAGCGGCACACTCTATCTCAACGTTCAGCAGCTCGTCATCACGGCGCAGCATGTTGTGGTCGACTGCCCTTCGATCGATCTGGGAGGGCAGGGCGGGGCACCGGTGATCGTCGCCGGCCCCTATCCGCTCTATGGGCAGTTCTCCACGCGGGTGCGCGCTCTGTGAGGATTGTCTATGGCAACGCCGGCGTCGCTGTCGCGCGGCAGTCCTGGGATACGGTATGGCAGGCCGATCTCGGGTATGCGGACTGGGTCATCGCCGATGCCGATGAACCGGCGCCCAATTGGGGCGGCCTTCAGTCTCGCTACCCCATCGAAACAGCGATCCTGCTCTGCCTCTTCTGCAATGCCCGGCTTCCGGATGAGATGGCGGCGGTGTCCAGCAGCGATGCGCCATCGGCCTATCGCTACGGCTGGATCGGCGACAGCTTCGATATCGACCGGGCTGGGGGCGAAGCCCCGCTTGGATCGCTGCTCTTCACTTTGGCGAGGGCTCGAGGTGACAACGATACGGCCCGCCTCGCCGAGTATTACGCGACGACCGCCCTCAAGCCCTTGCTTGTACAGGGCGTCGTCAGCAGTTTCGACATCTCGTGCACGGTTGAAGGAATGGCTGATGGCACGAAGGCCTTGGCACTCACGGTCAAGGCGTACGCATCCAATGGCGAGCTTTTGTTTGGGCAGACCTGGCCATCGAGCCAGTGGAGCTAACCAGTGGCCTTTGATGTCCCGTCCCTCGACGATATCTCGGCCGATCTGATGGCCAACATGGAGGCCGAGTTGTCGGGCTCGGCGCCGGCGATCTGGCCGAACAACCTGCGGATCGTATTGAAGAGCCTGGCGCCGGCGTTCCGTGCCG